AAGATTAAATTTTGATAAAGATGTTTATACCAATGGTGTTCCAAACATAACATTTGAAGTTGAAGGTAGAAAAGTATTTGATCCAAGAAGTAGTGCTACAGCTTTTTCTACAAATCCAGCTTTATGTATTAGAGATTATTTATTAAATGAAAGATTTGGTTTGGATGCTGATGCTAATGAAATAAATGATACAAACTTTTCAGCAGTAGCAAACACTTGTGATGAAAATGTTACTATTGCTAATCCATCAGGTACAGAAAAAAGGTTTAGTATCAATGGTACATTTAATTTAGACAAAGCACCAAAAAGTATTTTAGAAAATATGTTATCTAGTATAGCTGGTAATTTAATCTATTCTAATGGTCAATTTAAGTTAAGACCAGCAGTATATGAAACTCCAAGTGTAACACTAGATGAAGAACATATAAGAAGTGGTATTAGTTTAAATACAAGAATATCAAAAAAAGAATTATTTAATGCAGTTAAAGGTTTATATTCAGAACCTGACAATAACTATCAACCACAAGATTATCCAATATTAACTAATAGTACATTTGAAACAGAAGATAATTCAGAAAGAATATTTGGTGAATTTAATTTTCCAATGACAACATCATCACATACAGTACAAAGATTAGCAAAAATACAATTATTAAAAGCAAGACAACAAATAAGTTTTACAGCAGAATTTAATTTAAAAGCATTTCAATTAGATATTGGAGATACAGTACAAATAACAAATAGTAGATTGGGATTTACAAATAAAGAATTTGAAATATCTAACTGGGCATTTACAATGGGTGGTTCACAAGATGCTCCTATTCCTACTGTATCTTGTGAATTTAGAGAAACAGCAAGTGCTGTATATGATTTTTCAACAAGTGATTATTCTACAGTATCAAGTGGTAAAGCAACAAACTTACCTAGTGCAACAACAGTAGCCGCACCTACAGCAATAACATTAACAGATGAACTGGTTTCATATAATGATGGTACTGTAATTGTAAAACTTGTTATTGAGCTCACAGCTCCTACAGATAATTTTACAGATATATTTGAGGTAGAAGTAAAACAAGATACAGATGCTGATGGTACAGCTTTAAATCCTGCTGATACTTTTAAACTAATTGGTAGAGGTGCTAGAACTAAATTTGAGTTTTTAAATGTAATTGATAAAGCTACTTATTCTGTTCGTGCTAGAGGTGTGAATATTTTTGGTGTAAATTCTTCATCAATAACTGCAAGTAGAACTATTATTGGACAAATAGCACCACCTGCAGATGTACAAAACTTTGCATGTAATATTGTTGGAAAAGAAGCTCATTTAAGTTTTGATCCTGTACCTGATTTAGATTTATCTCATTATAGAATAAATTATAGTCCATTAACAACTGGAGCTGAATGGCAAAACTCAATTGTATTAGTAAAAAAACTTTCAAGACCAGGGACATCTATTGTTGTTCCAGCTAAAACAGGAACTTATTTAATTAAAGCAGTAGATAAATTAGGGAATGTATCTATTAATGCAAGTCAAGTTGTAACACAAATAACAACAATTGGTGATTTTACAAATTTAATTACTGATAATCAAAACCCAAATTTTTTAGGAACTACTGATGATACAGTTATAACTACATTAGAAGATGGTTCTAAAGCAATTATTCTTAAAGGTAATCAACTTTTTGATGATGTTTCAGGTAATTTTGATTCTATAACATCCACATTATTTGATGGTGGAGAAAATGCTTCAGTTAAATCATCAGGTACTTATGCTTTTTCAGATACTATTGATGCTGGTGCAGTTGTTACAACACAAATTACAGCAACATTAGAACAACAAGTTACAGATAGGGCTAGAATATTTGATTTTGTATCAGGAGATTTTGATGATCAGCCATCTAACTTTGATGGTGATGCAAATACACAATGCTCATCAGAACTACAAATAGCAGTATCAAGTGATAATGTTACTTTTTCAACATTTCAAGATTTTACTATTGGTGATTATACAGGAAGATTTTTTAAATTTAGAGTATTATTAACTTCTGACAATGGTACAGCAACACCTATTGTAACTGCTGTAGGTGTTAAACTTCAATTAGAAGCATTTATAAATTCTCAAAATGATATATCTTCAGGTACTGGCACAAAATCAGTAACTTATCCAAGAGCTTATAGACTAGGAAATACTATTGCTATAACTTTATCTATTCAAGATATGGCTTCAGGTGATAAGTATGCAATTAGTAACAAATCAACTACAGGATTTGATATTGCTTTTCAAAATAGTGGTGGTTCAGGTGTGTCAAGAACATTTGATTATCAAGCAAAAGGAGTGTAGAATATGTTGTTGATTTGTAAAAAAACTGATGATATGAGGTATTAATGGCACAACACGATTATATTATAGCGAACCAAGGATTTCCAGCATTTAGAAGTGATCTAAATAATGGTCTATCAGCTATTGTAACAAATAATAGTGGAACATCAGAACCTACAACTAAATATTCAGGTATGATTTTTGCTGATACTAATACAACAAATAAAATCATTTTTAAATATTATAATGGTACAGCTTTTGTTTCTGTTTTTGAAGTAGCAACAAATGCAGCATCTGCAACAATACCATCATCAGTAACAATAGAGGGTGAAAGCGATCCAAACTCAATCCCTTTTGCAATTGCATTAGGAGGATAATAAACAATGGCAAATAATTTTCTATCTACAGAAGTAACACTTTCAAATAATAGTGAAACAGATATTATTACTACAACATCAAACAAACAAATATTAATTGGCTTTACTGCCGCAAACAAAACTACAACTGCTGTAAATCTTACTGTCAAAATGAACGATGGTTCAAATGATTTTGTAATAGTTAATGCAGTTTCAATACCACCTAATTCTAAAATGGAAATTTTAAAAGGGAAATTTGTACTAGGTTCAGGATATAAATTGAAAGCAACATCTAGTAATTCTTCAGGACATATTGATATTGTAATGGGATTATTAACAGATGTTACATAGGAGTTTTGTATGGAAGAAAAAGATAGTATTATTTATGTAGGTCAATCACCTGGAAAAGATAATGTAGATAATTATCATAAAAAAGATTTAAACAGGGATGTATTTATAGAGGGTGCTAGTAATGCAGTTTTTGCTGGACCATTTACAGTTTCATCAACATTAACTATTGAATCAGGAGCAACAGTCGTAATAGTATGAGTGAAGTAAAAGTAAATAAAATTAGTCCAAGAACAGGAACAGAACTTGAATTAGGAGATTCAGGGGATACAATTAAAACAAGTGGAAGTTTAGATACTAATAATAATAATATTATTACAGCATCTAATAGAGATTTAAACTTGTATCCTAATGGTACTGGTGCTGTTGAGATTGGTGGAAATACTAATCCTGGAACAATTATTTTAAATTGTGAATCTAACTCACATGGAATAAAATTACAATCTCCTGCACATTCTGCTGGACAAAGTTATACTATAAAATTTCCTACAGGAAATATAACTGCTGGTAAATTTCTTAAAGTCGCTTCAATTACAGGTTCAGGCGCAACAGGTGTAGGTCAATTATCTTTTGATGATGCTGGTGGAGGTAGTTTAGTCAAATTAGCAAGTACAACTATATCAAGTGCTGTTGCAGCAGTTTCATTTAACAGTACATATATAAATTCTACTTATGACAATTACAGAGTAATCGCTTATGGATTGAGTACAGCTTCAAATAACCAAGATATTGCATTAAGAATGTCAGTGGACGATGGTTCAAACTTTGCAACTCATGTTGGTATGTTTGAGTATGCTCAAATAAATGCTGGAAGTACAGGAAGTGCTGGTGTAGGAAATAGATCATCAATTCCTTTAGGTTCAGATGAAGCAGGTGCAGATAGTGGTGGTACTAATTTTGCTATTGATTTATTTAATTTAAACAGCACAACTCAATACAAATTTGGTAGTGGTTTAGGAACTGTTCAGAATCAAGGTGGTGGTCCAGATTATTATGGTTATAGAGTACATGGTTATATTGCATCTAATACAGCAGTTAATTTTTTTAAAATATTTACAGAAGCAGGAGGCAATCTTGATAAAGGAACAGTAACTTTATATGGATATGAAAAATAATGACTAAAGTATATTTAAATGATCAACTTGTTGATTTAACTGAAGCAGAAGAAACTAAAAGACAAGAAGAAATTGAACAAGATAGATTATCAAAAGAACAAAGAATTTTAGAAAAACAAAACAGAGAAGATAATAAAGAATCAGGCAAACAAAAATTAAAAGATTTAGGTTTAGATGATGATGAAATAAATGCGTTAATGGGGTTTAATAAATGAGTAAGATAGAAGTAAATACAATAGATAAATCGTCAGGTTCAACAGTAACTGTTGGAGGTTCAGGGACTAATGTAGTTTTAGGACACTCTGGTCAAACAGTTTCAGTTGCTTGTGGTGCAACTACTTCAGGCATGGGTCGTACTGGTACAGTTGATTGGTGTACAACAGCTAAAACAAGTCCTTTCACAGCCGCAAATGGAGTTGGATATTTTGTAAATACAACAGGTGGAGTAGTGACAGTGACTTTACCATCTTCGCCAAGCGCAGGAAATATTATTGCTATATCTGACTATGCCAATAAATTTGCTACAAATAAATTAACGATTGCTCGTGGTGGTTCAAAAATAAATGGTGGTGCAGATTGTTCAACTTTACAAACTAATGGTCAATCAGTGACTTTAGTTTATGTAGATGCTACAAGGGGTTGGAAAACTGTAACCGATTCAACAGCTAATGTCACAGGAGAAAGTCCTTTTATAGTTGCGACTGGAGGAACAGTTCTTACTGTTGGAGATTATAAAACACATGTATATACTGCTGATAGCACTTTCGTTGTTTGTGGAGCAGGAACTCCATCAGGATCAAAAGTTTTAGAATATATGGTAGTTGCAGGTGGCGGTGGTTCTCAATGTGGAGGTGGAGGCGCAGGAGGTTGGAGAAGTTTTGCTACAACACCAGCAACACACCCTTTAAATGCACCAGCAGGATTAACTGCAGCAGTACAAACTTATCCAGTTACAGTTGGGGCAGGTGGTAATGGTAAAAATAATCCAGGGACTCCAGCAGGAGATGCCTCAAATGGTGGTGTTTCAACTTTTAGTTCGATTACTTCAGCAGGAGGTGGTAGAGTTTTAGGAAGCGGAGGGCAACCTGGAGGATCAGGAGGAGGTGCTTACAATCCGAGTAATGGTGCAGGAAATGGAAATACTCCACCAGTTTCACCACCACAAGGAAATGGAGGTGGAAATAGTTCAAATCCAGGTTCATCATCAGCAGGTGGAGGAGGTGCAGGTGCAGCAGGTAGTCCAGCTAATCCAGGTCCAAGACAAGGTGGTGTAGGTGCTTATGTAGTTGATGCTTTTTTAGGTCCAACTGCCCCAAGTTATGGTACTCCAGGTCCAGTTTCAGCAGTTAGATATTTTTCAGGTGGTGGTGCAGGAGGTGCTAATTCTCCTGGATTCAGTCCAGCCGCAGGAGGTGCAGGTGGGGGTGGTGCAGGTCCAGCTGATAGTGGTGCAGTTCCAGGTCCAACTACTAATGCTACAACAAATACTGGAGGCGGAGGTGGTGGTGCTTGGCATGGTATGCATGGTAATGGTGGTTCAGGAATAGTAATGATAAGATATAAGTTTCAATAGGATAAATTATGACAAGTAAAATAAAAGTAGATAATATTCATAAAGTTTCAGATGATTCTGTAATAATAAAAAAATGCGGATCAACAACAACGATTGGTTCAGGTTCAGGACAAACTATTGTAGTTGATGGAGCAACAGTCACTTTAGGAAGATGTGGTGGTTCTGTTAATGTTGCGTCAGGTGCATCTACAACAGGAATGGGAAGAACAGGAACAGTTAATTGGTGTACGACTGCAAAAACTTCGCCTTTTACTGCTGTTAGTGGAAATGGTTATTTTATTAATACGACTGGTGGTGTAGTCACAGTCACTTTGCCAGCAAGTCCAACAGCTGGTCAAATAGTTGCATTTTCAGATTACGCAAATAAATGGGGAACAAATAAAGTCACTCTATGTAGAAATTCAAGTAATATAAATGGTGGTGCTTACAATTCAGATTTAACAACAGTTGGTTCATCTATTACTATGCTTTATGTTGATGGAACTAGAGGTTGGAAACAAGTTAATGACGCAACAGAAAATGTTTCTGGAGCACCAGCATTCATTAATGCCACTGGAGGAAATGCTGTTGTGACTTGTGGAGATTACAAGACACACATATTTACAGGAAGTGGAACTTTTGCAGTATCCTCGGCACCAACTCCAGGAAATAACAATGCAGATTATTTTGTAATAGCAGGTGGTGGTAGTAATACTATCCCATATTCTGGCGGTGGAGGTGCAGGTGGTTTTAGAATGTCAAATGGTTTCGGCTTACCAGTAAAATCTCCTTTAGCCAATCCAACAGGAGTTGTCATTTCAGCTATTTCTTATCCAGTTTCAGTAGGCGCAGGAGGATCAGCACCAGCAGGATCTGGTACAGTTTCAACTTTTTCAAGCATAACTTCGGCAGGTGGTGGTTATGGTGGATCAAATCAAAGTGGTACAATGACAGGTGCTAATGGCGGATCAGGAGGAGCTGGAAGAACAGGTGGAAGTGGTAACACACCACCAGTAAGTCCACCTCAAGGAAACAATGGAGGAAACAGTCCTCCAGGTGTAAACGCACAAGGTGGTGGCGGAGGTGCAGCAGCGGCAGGAATAACTGGTGGTCCACCAAGTACAAATGCAGGAAATGGAGGACATGGAAGTTATTTAGGTGACGCATTTATTGGTCCAACAGCACCGAGCTATGGAACACCTGGTCCAGTAAGTAGTAGCAGATATTTTGCAGGTGGTGGCGGAGGTGGTAGTGATGTTAATATGCCAAGCTATATGGGTGGATATGGAGGAGGTGGAGATGGAAGACCACCACAACCAGCAACAGCTAAAGCAGGGGCAGTTAATACTGGTGGTGGAGCAGGAGGCACTCCAGGTGGCGATTTTAATGGTGGTAGTGGGATTGTGATGATAAGATATAAATATCAGTAAGGTAAATATTGATTGATTTAAAAAAAAATGATAAAGGAGTTTTAATATGGCACATTTTGCAAAATTAGGAATTAGTAGTAAAGTTATTGCAGTACATGTAGTTGATGATAAAGATTGTCAGAACGCAGATGGTATTGAAGATGAAGAAGTAGGAAGATTGTTTTTAGAAAGAATACATAACTGGCCACTTTGGAAAAAAACTTCTTATAATACTAGATCAGGCACACATATATCAGGCGATAATTCAAAAGCATTTAGAGGAAATTATGCTGGAATAGGTATGATTTATGATGAAGATAATGATATTTTTATTGAGAAAAAACCTTATTCTAGTTGGGTGTTAAATACAACAGAAGCAAGATGGCAATCTCCAGTAGGAGATCCACCTGTTCTCACAGAAGAACAAAGAGAAGATAAGAAACATTATGGGTGGAACGAAACTGATCAACAATGGGATTTGATATAGAAAGTTATAATTAATTTATGAAAAGGGTGGTGCTTTCAGAAATAGATTTAACATTTGGAAAAGTTGAAAGTCCAAAAGGTTTTGAAATTGATCGTAGTAAAATTAAAAACGATATAATTTCATCTTACATACAAAAAAAAAGAATAAGTGAAAATAAAAAAGATTATTCATATCACGATTATGAAGTTCCATTTTCACAACCATTACAATGGCTTCAAGATTATTTAAGAGATCATTTTAGATTAGAATACAATAAAACATTAGTTCTTAAACAAAATATTGGTTTAGTATTAGAAAAAAAACAAAGATCATTTACAAGAAATTTAGTTGAGCCTTTAGATTTATTACACGCACCTGATTATACTTGTATTTATGGTGTAGATATTGACGATGAAGAAGAACTTGAATTAGTAATACTTTATGATGATAATAGGAGAGTAAATAGAACTTGGCATATTAATTTACATAATAATGAATATGTAATATTTCCAAGTATTCAAAAATTCTTTATCAACGAAAGTAAATCAAGCAAACTTCAAACATTGTTAATTTCTTCATATGAATATATTTAGCGATTATTTATCTGTTAAAGATTTTAAAGATATTCAATTATTTATGATGTCAGAAAAAATGATTTGGAGTTTTATAAATGGTGTAAATTATATAAATGATGAGTTTTTTAAATTTACTTATGTTTATTTAGATGAATATGGTATTCATAATAATAATATGATTAATATTTTAAATCCTTTATTAATTAAAATAAATCCAAAAAAATTTTACTCTATAAAAGCAAATCTTTTAACAAAAACAAACAAAATTGTTGAACATGGTTTTCATACAGATTTTGATAAAGGTAGCGAACAATATAATGGTCTAACAGCTGTATATTATATTAATAGTTGTAATGGATATACTAAATTTGAAAATAATTCAAAAATTAAAAGTGATGAAAATAAATTTGTTGAATTTGATACTAAATTAAAACATACTAGCAGTTCTTGTACAGATGAAAAAACTAGAATTGTTTTAAACTTAAATTATTGTTTATGAATTTAACTAATTATTATTGGTATTTTCAAAAAGCTGTACCATCAAGAATATGTGATTTGATAGTTAAACAAGGTTTAGCGAATAAAGAAGCTGAACATCTTGCTCTTACTGGAGGTTTTGGAAGAGATAGAGATTTAAGTAAAGCACCCTTAACAAAAAAAGAAATAGCAGATTTAAAAAAAAAAAGAAATTCAAATATATGTTGGTTTAATGATAATTGGATTTATAGAGAAATACACCCTTTTGTACATGAAGCAAATAAAAGTGCTGGTTGGAATTTTAAATGGGATTATTCAGAATCTTGTCAATTTACTATTTACAAAAAAAATCAATATTATGATTGGCATTGTGATAGTTGGGATAAACCTTATAATGAAGATGGTCCAACAAAAGGCAAGATAAGAAAATTATCAGTGACATTATCTTTAACTGACCCTAGTGAATACAAAGGTGGAGAATTAGAGTTTGATTTAAGAAATGAAGATCCTGATAAAAAACCAAATATAAGAACATGTACTGAAATACTTCCTAAAGGAAGTCTTGTTGTATTTCCTTCTTTTGTTTGGCATAGAGTTAAACCAGTCACGAAAGGAGTAAGGAATAGTCTAGTAATATGGAATCTAGGTTATCCTTGGATATAAAATGGATAATATAAAACAAGGTGGCAGTAACAACTTAAAAAATCATGTAGATTTTAAAAGTGAATTTTATTTTTCTACACCAATATGGGTAGCACATGCACCTATATTTATTAAAAAACTTATGCCGATAACAGATAAGTATATTAAAAAAGCTGATAAGCTACAAAAAAAAGCACTAAAAAAATTACCTAAATGGAAAAAAGATTTAGGAGATTTTGGTTTATCTAAACATAGTGAATCTTTCTCTAATGATCCACAAGTTAAAGATTTTGTAGAGTTTTGTGGTAATAGAAGTTATGAGTTTTTAGATTGGCAAGGTTTTGATTTAACTAATCACAGTTTACACTTTACAGAATTTTGGGTTCAAGAATTTAGTAGAAAAGGTGGAGGTCATCACGATACACATGTTCATTGGAATCAACATGTATCAGGTTTTTATTTTTTAGATTGTTCAGAAAAAACATCTATGCCAGTAATACATGATCCTCGCATGGGTGCTAAAATGACAAAGTTACCACAAAAAGATTCTTCAAAAATTACTTTAGCAAGTGAGCAAGTAAATTTTAAAGTAACACCTGGAACTATGATTATAATTCCTGGATATTTACCACATCAATATATTGTTGATAATGGATTAGATAGATTTAGATTTATACATTGGAATATAAAAGCTGTAGAAACTGCTATATCTAAAGAAAAGAGTGTTAAATGAGTTTTAAAAAAAATAAATATTGCGTTATTAAAGAAGCAATACCAAAAGAACTTGCAGAATTTTGTTATAATTATTTTTTAATGAAAAGACAAGTAGCAAGAACTTTATTTGATTCAAGATATTTATCACAATTTACTGAAGAATGGGGAACATGGGCAGATCAACAAGTTCCTAATACCTATTCACATTATGCAGATATTGTAATGGAAACATTATTATTAAGGTGTTTGCCATTAATGGAAAAAACTACAAATTTAAAATTAAATCCTACATATTCTTATGCAAGAATATATAAAACTGGAGATGTATTACATAGACACAAAGATAGATTAAGTTGTGAAATATCTACGACTTTAAATCTAGGTGGCGACCCTTGGGCAATATATCTAGAGCCTAAAAAAAATGTAGGAATACCTGATGGGAAAAAAATAACTGTATCTAGTAATAACAAAGGAAAATGTATAATTTTAAAACCTGGAGATATGTTAATTTATCAGGGTATGGTTTTAGAACATTGGAGAGAAGAATTTCAAGGTAATGACTGTGCGCAAGTATTTTTACATTATAATGATAAAAAAAACAAAAATGCTGATAAAAATATTTTTGATAGAAGAAAGCATTTAGGACTTCCTGCTTGGTTTAAAATATGATAGATAAAACAATGGTGGGTGAGTTTTACCACCAAACCACCAAACTCACCTGCCTCATATTTATGTTATTAATATTAGCATCATGTTCAAGTAACAAAAAATATCCGACTCCTTGGACAACAATAATTAAAATTACTACAGGAAATTTTAGATGAATAAAAATGTTTTAGTTTGTATTCCTAGCTTTGATCAAAAGATTCACTTACAAACTATATCATCAATAATAAACACAAGAGATACTTTATTACAAGCAAAGATAGGTATAGGAATGATGTGGGTCAGAGATAGTCTTGTAACAAGAGCTAGAAATAAATTGGTATCATCATTTTTAGAACAAAAAGAGTACACCCATTTATTTTTTGTAGATGCTGACATAGTATTTAGTCCACAAGATTTTATAAGAGTTTTATTATTTGATAAACCATTAACATCAGCTCCATATCCAATAAAACATGAACAAAAAATACAAGAAGGTGATGCTAGTAAAGGATGGTGTTTAAATTTTCCTTTAGGTGAGGTTGATTTATCAGATAATGAAAAAGGTTTTAAAAAAGTAAATT